GACGGTGATGTCGATTACGGGAACGAAATAGAGTTCACATATCTTTGTGATGCAAATTTTATGGATCGAATGATTATAGATTCATGGATGAGTTTTGTACACACTGCAGATGTATCGACAAGAACAAAATTTACAAGTGGTAATGATGCACATGTATTCCGTTTTTATGAAGATTATATTGGTGAATGTTTGATCCATGTATTAAGAAAAGACGGATCAGTTGCAATGACTTACACAATAGATGAATGTTTCCCTACATCCATAGCCGATCAATCATTGAGTATGGATGAAACTGAGGGAGTTTTAGAATTCTCATTTACACTAAATTACAGACATTGGCATAATGAATATCATCCAATGAATGAGAGTGTTAATATGAATCAACCCATGGACGGAAACTTCTCCGTTAGTGGTCTAAATAAAGGGAGAAGAATCTTCGATGCAGTTCTTGAAGGACTCAAGGTTGCTGGAAGATTCAATAGTAAACTTGGTGATCTAGGTAGAAAACTAGGAAGTTATGATACTGCAATCACTAGGGCAAGTAATATAGGAAGAGACCTAGGAATAGGTTCTGAATTTATTACTAACAAAAGAAGAGGTGGATAAAACCTAAAGAGGATATATTATGGCTTTACCAAAGCAATCGACACCGAAGTATAGTTGTATACTTCCAAGTGACGGAAAAGAAGTTGAATATCGACCATTCCTAGTTCAAGAGCAAAAGTCATTATTGATAGCTCAAGAACAGGAAGATGATAAAGCAATGTTTACTGCAGTGCAAGATTTAATAGAAGCATGCACATACGGTAAGTTGAAATCTACTCAACTAGCTGTTATCGATATGGAATATCTATTCCTTAAGATAAGAGCAAAGAGTGTAGGTGAAACTGTAAACTTGCAAGTCACATGCCAAGACCCAAAATGTGATGGTCATGGTGAGGTGGTCATTAATTTAGATGATGTAGAAGTAGTAGGAGACGAACCTAAAAACAAGATTATGATTAATGATGAAATTGGGATTGAGTTAAGATACCCTAGAATTGGTGATATAGATTTAATCAATTCTGCAGAAGGTAGTATGACTCAGACCCTTGAGATGTTGAAACGATGTATGGTAACTGTTTTCGATCAAGAAAATGTGTATCCAACTTCCGATAGTTCTACTCAAGAACTAGACGAATTTGTAAACACACTTTCTATGAGTCAAATGGAAATGATATCAGAATACTTCGGATCAATACCACAACTGAAAAAAGAGGTTAAGTCTGAATGTGTACAGTGTGGAAAGGATATTAATACTACGATACAAGGAATGAATAATTTTTTCTCGTAGCCCTTTCTCATGATAGTTTAGTTAACTATTATAACACAAACTTTCAGATGATGCAACATCATAGATATTCGTTACACGAATTAGATTCTATGATACCATGGGAAAGGGAAATATACATTAAGCTGTTACTTCAACATCTAGAAGAGGAGCGTGAAAAAGAACGCATCCGTAATAGTAAAAGAAGATAAGGAGTAACAAATGAGTGATAGAGAAAAGTTCTCAGGTGACATGAGTCGAAATGAAGTTGAAATAGACTTAAGTAAGTTTATGGAAATGGTAACTGAAAACAATGACCTCAAACAGAAAATTTTTGAATTAGAACATGATGACAAAAAGAACCCTTGGCAGAAATGGATATTTCTTGCAAAGGCAGTTGATAGTTGGAGAATATGGCCAAGAGCATTTTTAAGTGTTTACATATTCTTAATTTATTTCGTAGTAATGTGGTTCCTAGATTTAGAAGCACCTACCATGGAACAATCAGGTTTAATATCAATACTTGTTGGAGCTGGAGCTGCTTGGTTTGGACTATATGTTAATAGTGCAGCCAAGGAACACGATTCTGACAATAACAAAAAGTAGGAGAACCAAATGGCAGAAGAAGTAAAAGAGATGAGTCTAGACGATCATCTTCAATCACTTAAGGACAATCCTCCAGTAGAACCTAATAAGGAAGAACTGGAAGACTTTCAATACGAGTCTGCAAAGGCATCGTATGATAGAGCAGTCGAAGCTTGGAAAGCAGAGATTGAGAAAGTCGAGAGAGGCCCTGTTGTAGAAGAACAATTATTGCAAGAGTAATCTAAAAAATGGCAGACGATATACTACGAGGACTGGAAGGCGCAAAACAAACCTTAACCAAAGCTGATAAAGCAATCGAGAGGGAAGGTAAAAAGTTGAGTGACATAGTCACCCGAATGACTATGAGCATGGGTGATGCAGAAAAGGCCGTGAGTGTAACTGTCAAAGATATGATCAAGCTTGAGCAAAACAAGCAAGTAGATCAAAAGGTATATAAAAATAACTTAAAGGTTACTGCAGCTGCAATGGGTACATCAACAGATGTATTAGAAAAAACTATACAAGAAAACAATTTAGTTTTTGATAGTATAACAGGTGATCTAGTCAATTTAAAAGATTCCTCTCAAGAATTTGCAAAATCGATCGCTAAGATGAACGGGGTTGTAGCAAAAGACCTCAAAGATACAGGTGATGCAATCAAAGAATTGACTGGTGGTATTGTAGACCTTAATGGTTTCTTTGGTGATGGTATGACTAAAGTGAATGCAGCCATGACTGTTGTTGCAACACCTTTCAAAATGTTGAACTCTACAATAGTTGCAACTGCTGGATTCTTCGGTAAAGAATTCAATCCAGGCCAGACGATGTTAGACTGGTGGCAAGGAACCGAAGAAGATATGATTGCAGCTGGTGAGAGAGGTAAGACTGGTTTCCAAGGTGTTCTGCAAACAGGTTTTGAAACTTTCGTTGAATCAGGTAAAGCATTAGGTGCCAAGTTAGGTGAACTTGCACAAAGGTCACCTATGGAGAATCTTGAAGCTGCAAAAGAATCTCTCATGTCATTCCCAGGCCGACTCAAAGAAGGGATCGTTGCACTGGGACAAGGTATTGCAAATACTGCCAAAGCAATGCTTAAGGGTGCATTAAGATTAGGTAAAGCACTTGGTATGTTTTTAGTAAACTCCGTGGTATTTGTTGCGGGTTTATTGATGACGGGTGCAACACTACTTGCAGCTGGTATTGCTGCAGCTGCACCAGCAATTCTAATTGGACTTGGTATTGCAGCTCTTATTGCTGGGATCGTCCTGATAGTTCAGAACTTCGAAGCAATTAAAACAACCGTACAAGAAAAATTCACTGCAATGGTGGATAAAGTCAAAGGTATCTTTACTGCAATTGTAGATAAGATTAAAGACATTGGTCAAATGGTCAAGGACTGGATTCGTGAAAAGATTCTAGGATTAAAGTCTTGGTTGCCTGGCGGTCTATCAAAAGAAGAAGAACAAGAACTCAAAGATATCGAGAAACGAAAAGAAGAGAGAGCAAAAGGTAAGCAGAAAGAACAAGAAGTCTTTGAAGAAACTGAAAAGATAAACCAAGAAGCTCTCAAGAATAAAGAAAACCTCACTAAGAAAGAGGAAGAAAATATCAAGATAGAATCTGAACAACAAGCAAGAACCGATATTGCAAAGAAAGAAACAAAAGAAGACGCCCCTGAGAGAAGATACAATTTCGATAAGAAAATAGATAGGTTGAAAAGAGAAGAGGAAAGACTTCAAAAAGCAGCTGAAAGAACTGGTAATCTAAAGGCAGACAAAGCACAAGAAGAAAAAGATATAGTTGCAGAAGTTGAGGAAAAAGGTTCTATTGATCTTACCAAATACGAGGGTACGGAAAAATACATAGAGCAATTTGGTGGTACGATTGATGCATCAAATGCTGCTGAATTTGCAAAAGCAAGAGCAGAAGACATATATGGTTCTGATGCTGAAATCAAAGCTCGAGACGAACAAGCAATGAACAAATTGACCGATAAACAATTTGAACTTGCAAATGAAGAAAGAAAGAGAGAGAAGTATCTTGCTGGTGATGATATAGAAGCTTCTAGAGTAATGTCTAGACAAGAAATCCGTGAACTAGAAGATGAGAAACATAGAGAGTCTCTAGGTTTATCTAAAGAAGAATATGATGCAAAGAAGAAAGAAGATATGGATAAGTTCTTAGAGTCTGCAACATACGGATATGAAGGCCCTAAGTTTGAATCAGAATTCATGGATTCGAGAAAAGATATTGAGTTATCTGCTCAGGATATTAGGGATGCAGCTGCAAGAAGGGATGAAGAGAAAGCAACTGGAATGGATGGTGCATCAACTAATGCAAGTATGAATGCAGTTCAACAAGTTAATATCGGTAATACTACAATGTCTGTTAAAGACCCAGCACCACATAACCCTGAACCTACTGGAAGTCGTCTTTCTGTAGTTCCCGCTTAGTTTCGTTACGATTATATTTTGATTTATCTCTATGGACTTTAGACTGTCCATGTTTAGGTGTGACTTTCCTTACAAAGATATTATCCCATGCGTCTTGGAACTGTTTATCTGAGACTAATTTAGGTCGTCTCTTAGAACCCTTAGACATTTTAGTTGAACCACTTCCTTCTTGATTCTGCGAGTGCAGCTCTCTTTGCATCCAGTTTTCTTCTGCGTGTGATCTCTTGATTCTTTTTGTGTTTCTTTTGATTCGGTTTTTCATAGTATTGCCTATCACGACACTCTTGAACAATTCCTGCTCTCTCACATTGTTTCTTAAATCTGCGTAACATTCTATCGAATGGTTCTACATTTTTACTCTTTGGATGTTTCCTTGGTTTTACACTTGGCATAATATTCCTATAATAGATGTTAAGTCACCCCACGCCTTACAGCATCCCGTTCTTAACCGAGAGACCCGCTTTTATTTTGCCGTCTCCCTTACCCTTACTTGGTGCCCCCAATTTCATTCCACGGCCCAAGTGAGTTGTCGTCTGTATCACCATTTGGTCATTATATAACACGACAACCCCAAATCGAAATTAACTATCTGAAGCTAATTTCTTGAAGTAATCCATTGCATCATCACCACTCTCACCGACTGATGCTTCTGCACTTTGGATTACGGGTTCATCTGCAACAGTCTCAGTGTTTACATTTGCCCAAGGCACTTCTTCTTGGTCTTCTGCAACTGATTCTGCTGTAGAATTACTCACTCCACCTGAGAGACCTAATACACGATCAAGTTTCTCTTTGAGTTCGTCATAAGACTTAAACTCGTTAGGTGATATAATTTCTGATAACGAATGTACCGAAGTATATATATCGTTCAGTTGATTTTCGTCATCAAAAAGTGGTGCAGCTTTATCAAATTCTGACTTGTCGTAGTTCCAATAACCATCGACTTTTCTGATTTTGATTTTGAAGTTTGCACCTTCTCCTCTCAAGTCAAAAGGATTGATTGCAGCTTCGTCCTCAAATGCTGGACTAATTGCTTCCTTCAACTGTTCGAAGATTTTTTTACCGTACTTGTAAAGGAATACTTTACCTTCGTTGTCGGGATTCTTAGGATCAGAAACAACATAGACATTAGAAACATAATGAAGTCTACGCTTCTGTTTCCTTGCAATCTCTTTGTTTGCTTCAATCCCAGTGTTCCATAACTGAGTATTGTATTCAGACACAGGGTCTTGTTTATTAAGAGTCGTTAAAGACTTCTCAATATACCATCCGCCTGGGCCTTGAAAACCGTGATCCCAATATGAGACCCATGGCATTTCTTCACCTTCGGGGGTAGGTAGGAACCGAATGATTGCAAACCCGTTACCACTCTTGTCGAGTTCAGGTTTCCAAAAACGGTCATCGGAATAGGACTTTTTTTCTCCTTTAGAAGGGGAGGCAGATTCCATGGCTGCCCTTAGTTTATCTAATGATGTTGACATTGTATTTCTCCTTATATCGCATCGTTTAGCATTTTATTGCATCTTATTAAAGTCATGAAGTGAAGATTCACCTAATGACCATACACCTTTACTATTTTCATAGTAACTGAGTTCATTATATATGACTTTGTTGCATTTGTCTAGAGGGTTTCTGAAATAAACATCCACACCCTCAAACAACTCGTCTTCAAGCAATGATACAAACTGCATCTTTTGAATGTAGTTTACTGTATCATCCTTATTATATTTAGTCTTATAAAACTTTGTACCTTCGTATACATTACCTGTACTATCGATATCAGGGTCTAGTGCATCAAACCCTATTAATGTAATCTCTTTGTATCCTTGATAAGCTGCATATCCTAATGCACTGATTCCACAAAAGGTGTTCTTGAGCTTGTCATAATTATACATAATAATGTTGTCGCCCAAAGGTATATTATAGCTAGTAAAGAATACCTCATTACCTTCCCCCTGAACTACAAAATGAGTGTCGGTCTCGGATCGATTATGTATTGCATTCGGATATCCCATCTTCAACCCATCCCATAGATCAATCTCCATAGGGTTCCAGTCTCCGACCGCGACCCGTCCTCTCTCAAAACATCCATCTACAACAGCTTGGTGTTGGACTGGAATGTCATGTACAAATAATAAATCGGGTGTATGGTCTCTGTATATTCCATTACAACCCCACCACTCGCACCCGTACGCGTGTAGTTTCTCCATATCGAAGTCTAATCTACTTGGGCCATTACCTATTATGTAGAGCATATATCAATTAGTTTAGTTTTGTATTGTCCTTGATTGTATGTTAGGAAAGCTTTGTATTTGTTTATCTTGTTATGTACTTCGGGATATACAACCTTCTCTTGTATGAGTCTTTCCCAGTCTTTTGTGAATCCGATTATCTCATCCATAATACAAAGTGTCTCTAAACTTATCTCTCTTCCTAGATATGCTTTCAATAGTCTAGGGTGTTGTCCTTTGTTTACCTTAAGTAAAGTATCGATATTATACTTCCTTACTTGATCCGATACTTCGGTCTCAAACATGTAAGTTAGTTTTTGGTGTCTCTTCTTCCACTCTCTGTAGCGTTTGTCACACTCATTCTCTAGAAGTTCACCAGCCCATAGATCATACACAGATAGATTTGCAATGTAGAAATCTTGTAGTTCTTGTTTATACTTCTTATAGAGTTTACCAAAATGATACTTATCTTTTCGTTTGAGGAAAGAGTTTATATCTGCTTTAACCTTACCGTTGTATCTGACAAAGTTGTAGTCCTTAGAATAGAAGTGTAGCTTTATACCAAGATAAAGTGTGTATGCATCATATCCTTCACGACTTGTCATTACTTAACTAACTGTATACCAGTAGTTGCTTCAGTATGAGCTTTCTTTACCCCTTCGTTAGTTGGGATGACATATACAACATTTAAGAATGTAACTGTATCAGGATTCTCTTCTCCTGTAACTGCAACACCATGTGCAAATCCCATACCCTTTTCTGTTTGAACAACCATTCGTGGTTTATTAAGAACCACAGTTGCATCTTCGAATGATTCGAGTACACCAACATACTCTCCACTAATTGTAACTACCGTTACGATATCACCTTTTTCCATTATTTTTTCTCCGTAAAGAATCCAGCCAATGTTGACTGACTTCTTGTTTCACGATTAATCATGTTGAGTTTTTCTGCTTCAGCTTGCAGCTTTTCTTTGAGAGGTGCTGATATTAATCTCTTTGCACTCTCAGGTTCAACCTTATTAACCTCACATATTTTTATAATTGCTGACATAACATCAGTATTACCTTTGCCAGATGCAATCAATCGTTCCACCTGTTCACTGAATTCTTTTCTTGTAATCATCATACCCCGTATAAGTTTGTGTATTGTTTCCTCAGTTGCCATAGATCATCTACATAATCTTGTGGATCACAGATAAACATTTGAAAAGCAGAAGAACCTTCAACACCAACAAGAGCCATACACTCTTCTATTTCATGTCCAGTTAGTTCTTCAACCATGATTGCATAGGCAGTCATTTGTATAAACCATGTTTCTGCCATGTACTCCTTTTTAGGTTTTGCACTTGATTTGAAATCAATGATAGATAATTTATTGTCGAACATTCCGACACAATCCACTCTTCCAGCCATCTTGAGATTTTCTGAAAACAGTGGAGCCTCTAATGCAATTGGAACTATCTCATCAAGTACAGGTCTGACTGCACGAAACATTCCTTCCTGAATGATGTTATCAAACTCGATAAACTCTTTTTCTTTTCTGAGATAGTCTTCTATGTTTTGGTGGAAAGATGTTCCTCGTTTTGCAGCTGATGTAGAAATCTTATTTGCAGTTTCTTCACCTACTCGTTCTCTCCACAATTTGATTTGTTCTTTGGTCTTAAGACCTACGACTGTAGTGACACTAGGATAAGCTGCACCTTTATCATCGATATAATATCTTTTACCATCCCTTGATTCTGTTTTAAGGTCTAGTGATTCTAGATCATGAAGGTCTAGTAGGGTAGTTCTCACTTTAGTCATAATTATATTCTACTTTGTTTTAGACTGTATGTCTACATGCTTTTTGATTGTTTGTACTGTCTTCTCTCTCTTGATATCTTTACTTCCATGTCTCTCATGGACAACTGAGCCTGGATGTGCATCACCAACTTTAGATAACACTTCTTTAAATCCATCATCAGTCTTCACACGATCACCGTGTCCACCTACAATATTAGGTGCAGATACTTGTTGTAGTAAATGGGGATTGTTCTTTTTAAATTCGTCAAGGTCTTTGTAAGACATAAAGTATTCTTTAATCTCACCTGTTTCCTTGTTTAAGAAATCGTAATTAGGCATTAAGAAACATATCCTGCGTGTGCTTGAAATTGCATAAATTCGGGAACGGGTCTATCCGTCCATACTGCAAATCTACTCTTGTAAACTTGATAGTATTTATGATACGCTTCAAGACTTGATTCTGTTTTAACATCGTCAGGCATAGCTTGTGGTGGTTCTCTCCACTCACCTAGTTCCATGTTTCTAGGTATCTGATTAAGTAAGTCTCTGAGTTTTGTATCAGTCATATGTACTTTACCATATCTGAATGTGTACTCATCACATAGTGCAACAAACATATCATACATGAATTGATATTGTATTGCATTCTCTCGAACCCATATTGCAGATGGGTGATTAATATGGGAGGCCTTGTATAAGACCCCGTCCATATTTGAGTTAGGATGTTTCCATCTTTTAATTCTACGACCACTTGATGCATCAATGTATTCTTTACCATCTAACATTCTATGTGCAGTGGAAAGCATTTGTGCATATTCGATAATCATCTTCACGACATGTTTGTCACAATGAAGTTTAGCTGATTCGACTGGATCGGTATCTAAGTAAAAGATGTTCATGCTTCTCTATCTATATCCCACTTGATTCTTTTTTCATAGTTACCCTTCTTAAGATTTACATCTTGAGTATCTAAAGTTTTGTTGAGTCTCCATTTGTATAACCATGGTGCATTCTCTCTTTCGGCATCCATGAATATTGCATTTGTAAACCCTATCGGAATTATCACAGCCATGTGAACTATGATACTAAGTACGATATCATAACCCAACCAACCCATATAAAATGTTGCAAGGAATCCGAAATAAACAGACCACATTACAAACAAGACTAATGTAAAATACATTTGTAGACTTGGATCAGGTATATGTTTTAGTGGATTGAATCTATGATCCATAACCACTCTCCAACAATCAACTACCCACATAGTGAAGCGTTGAAATATATTGTTTCGATAATTCATAATACTATTCTATCACTCCTTAACCAATCTGTAAAGATGGTTTAAAATTTATCTAAGTTTACACCTCTAGTATTAAAGGTGCCTTTTGGTTTCTGATCCCTATAGTTATAAGGAACTGAAACTGCAAATGGATCAGACAATCCCTTGCCGATCCATTTGAACTTGTTGTAAACGGTTGAAGGATTAACATGATCGTAATATCTGTCTACACATGTATCATTCTTCTCTGCATACGCTTCTACTTCTTCGTAGGTTCCGTATACATCCTCACCGTTATTCAATCTTGCTAGTTCTATCATTACTCCTGATTATGTCTTGGGTCTTGTTGTTGTTCAATCCATTCTGCAATCTTCTTCCTTTGCTCTTCAATGGACTCCGTTTGATCTTTGATTTGCTTATTTTGAAATCGAAGTCGTTGTTGTTGTTGAGGTTGTGACATATTATTTTCCTATATGTTTGATGTCGGATTTACCAATCACTTGATATGCACCTTTGTTATACGCTGGTGCAACCGTGTATTGGGATGATATCTTGAGCTTCTCTCTTTCCCACTCAAGGTTCTTCTGTCCATGTCCACTACCTTTGTGCAACAAGGACGGAATCTTTTCTGTCTCTGAGACTTCTCTCACGACACGATCAAATACTTTTTGTTGTTCTAGTATCAGTTCTCGATACTTCTGTTTTTTCGATTTCTGAGTAAAGGCCTTGGTCTTCCTTTTCTTACCATGAGGCCCATACCTAATCGAACTTGTCAAATTAAGATAACCCATTACTTATAAAATATATGTGCGTTGATTTGTACAGTCTCGTTTAGATGTTCTGCCCAATATGGTGTGATGTAATATGCATGATACCACATTGCACCCTCAGTAATATCAGGATGGTTCTCCATCATGAAATTGTTTGCAATCTGTACTGACTTGATCCATGTCTTAGAATCTTTTGGATCATCAGACTTACCATCACAAAACCAACTGAACTGACATTGTCCTAACACAGGAACTTTGTTCCCTGTCCAAGAAGTTCTCCACTTCTTAGTTTGGTAGATCACTCCACAGTAAGAATCAGGAAACTGAGAATCCTCAACACGATTCCTGACTACATGAGCGACTGCAAGTTTTCCAGCGAGGGGTTGATTCCCAGCTTCGAAATAAATGTTCTTTGCAAGACAAAAGGCTTCACCATTCTCATCGAACCCATGTGCCTTACCACTAAAAAAACCTAGACAAAAACCTAGGACTACTAAACATAAGATTTTTATTTTATCCATATCCTTACTCCACCGAAATAATCATCGGCATAATTGTATCCCATCTTTTTAGATAGATGAGAGATAAACCAACCACCACCCATTATATAAAACAATAGGTAATCTGTCAATGAGATTTTCACATTGATCGGTTCTTTGTAATTTGGGCGATCAGGCCCACCTAAAAAATTTGCAACAAACATAATTACCTCTTTAGTTTAATAAACTTCCTTCGTGATTTTGAGAACAACTTAGAAGGTGTCTTGTAGAAGAGTTCTTCCTTAGTTCCCGTTTTGATGTAACCAACATTCTGACCCTTCTCATTGAAGATGTAAGTGTGGTTCTTGACTTTGTGTTCACCCCAATCGGTGATCTCTTTTAGATAAGTGTACATTAAACTGCCTCGGCTAGTTCGTCCAGTTCCATTTCAAGTTCGTCATAGTCACACTCTGCAGTCCTGAGTTCATCCTCAAATGGTTCTACCAAATTGTAGATTGCAGACTCCAAAGCATTGACTGCTTCACGAACCTCTTTGATCTTCCATTCCAGTTCTGATGAATCGGATACATCCATACCCACTTCCTCAGCAATGTTAGTAACCTTTAGATAAATCTCACTAGGGATATTATCGTACTTGATGACTTTAGTCTCATCATTGACTTTTCGTACTGCAGCTTCCAAGTCCCACTTTTTGTCTGCAAGTTCATTTAGTTTTTCAATTGACATTAATAGCCTCCTGTCATATGTTCATATGCTTCGGGACAAGAGTCGATCTTCTCTCCGCACATACAAGTGTTTTCATAATTTGCTTCTGCATCTATCGAGTCTAGAGCTGCATCAACATGAGCTTGTTCTGACTCTGATAGTTTATCGTAATTCTTTACTGCTTCTTTTAACCAATCCATTAGTGAAATTTTCTCCTTTTTCCATTGATAAGAAGATGTGAAATCATGACCTTGCCGATAGGATTCATGAACCCATAACTAGGTAATTTTGAGCACATCAAATCCCAGTCGTCTCCATTGTTCGAGAGAACAAGAGGTACGAGGTCACTAGGTACAGGGATTTCAATGTCTGCACCGTAATTGACATTACCGTTGTAAATTGGGTTTCCACAAATTCTAATTTTATCCATACTTGTATTATACGAAAAAGCCAGAGGCATTGTCAAGGCCCTTGATATAAACTGCTTTGAAATCTCCACGACCTACACATGCAAAACCTTTCCCTTTTAGATAGCCGTCTACAGTATCATGTTCATAACACGATATATCATCATAGACTATGATTCCACCATCCACAATCTTATCAAGTGTTACAAGTAAATTCGTTGTCTTCATGACATGTTTCAATGTATGATCTGAATCTACATAAACAAATTTGAATCTCTCATTTGATTCTCTGATAAATGCAGTATCAGTCATGTCCATATGTTTGAAGTTGCAGCCGACTTTGTCAGCGAGATCGGAAAGAAGTTCTAGTGTAGCTTCCTTTCCTTGAATGTAAAAATCATCACCCTTTTTCTGATGTTGGTTGACACTTTCCCATGGATCAATATCACCTGTACCGTATGGTGCATATGGATCAACTGTATAATACCATTGTCCGTGAAGCATAGGCATCATGAGTCGACCTGCTACACCTCGTCCTGTTCCAAACTCTACAACGACACCCTCATCTACTGCAAGAGCTTTCTCTAGTGCAGAATGCAACTTACCAAACTCCATGGCACCATGGTTGAAAGTTAGATAGATGTCTCGTATAGAGTTCTTCATGCAATTAGGATTTCAAGGTGTGGTGGGAAGTATGCAAGATAAGTTAAGAGTGCAAGTATGATTAGTATAATTGCAACTGCAAGCTTAACTGTAAACTTAACTACACTTGGGAAAATTTTAATTGCAAGATAGATGCATGTAAGTAATCCAATAAATTCTAACATTACTTCTCCCAAGGTAAGGTGATTCTCTCACCTCGTTTTTGTTCTTCTACCATGACACATGAATAGAAAGCGAATACTCCCATGAAGAGAGTAATCACTATTCCAATAAACATATCCATTATCTTAAGTAGTCAGGGCCGTACAATCTCATAGAGTTAGGATTGATATCGTACCCATTGAAGAGGTTTCCTCTTGGTGCATTCAAAGCTGGAGTGTTCCAACCAGCACACTTAAGAACATCACCTTCTTTGAAAGTGATACCTGTTGCACCTTTCTGAAATTCTTTCTTGTTAATAAAACCCCAAGCAGACCTTGGTTGACCTTTCTCTTCCGAGAAAATACGAATGTATTTTTGACCTACGGAATAGTTGTGAGTTGTTTCACCACGGGAATGTTCCCATCGTGTATGCATTGCATTAGTTAAGTCCTCACAAAGTTTCTCAACTAATACTTGAAGTTCTTTATTCATATACTGTCTCCTTTTTCAATCTATAAGCATATTATACTAAAAAGCTTATGTCATTGTCAAGGCCCCGAAGGGTAAGGTTAGGGCAGTAGGGTTTGCATACTCCGAGCATCCGATTGAGACCCCCTATTACTAAAGGGTCATAACCTTGAAAAGGTGGGGAAGGTCGCACACATCAATCGTGTAATACTTGTGGATTTTGTGATACTTGACCTTTTATCCCATCCCCCAGTTTTTCACCGTACAGCTATTGTACCATGGATACGGCCTCATGGTCAAGGCCATATTTGTCCAAATAATGAGATACTGCTTTTGCTTCCTTGGTCTTAAGTTCACTCAACGATTTCATACCATAGGTGGTATTGATCGTCACCAACTTATTCCCAGCAGTCACAGCTGCATTCCACATATCATCATCCTTTGGATATAGTTTGTTCAGTTCACATAGGGTGATAAGATTCCTCCCCATCCGAACTATCTTCTCTTCATTGTCGTTGACAAAATTCTCGTATAACGCCACTTTGTACTCCTGTAGTTAATATAGAGTACAGTATACCAAAAAGCCTGAGGCAAAGTAAAGGGGGTTTTATAATCCTGCTTGGATTTTATCGAGTTCTAAGATTTTCTTGTTAATTACATCTACCCTGTTAGGCCAATAGATATAGTCCTTATCGGAATCCTTTGCAAGGTTCTCTAACAAAGGTCTGATGAAGTTGTCAAGTTTGTCGATGACAGCGTTTGCATCTGCAACGCCTGAAGAAATTTTTGAGTCTACGGTTTTCAGCTCATCAGCGTCGAGAGCTGCAAATCCAAAATCGTTGTATTCTATTTCTGCCATGTATATATTTATATCAAATTAATGTGTAAACTCGTAATAATCTTCTTCGATAGATTTAAGATCAGACTTGAATTGTTGGTTCTCTCTGTAGTTATCTCTATCCTGAATAGTGACTTCACTCATGTATACACCACCTGAGTACCACTCAACTAAGATCAGACCAATCATATTTGTAATCTGTTCGTAGGTTAATGATGGTACTTCATCATGTTCGACCAGTCCAAGATTAAGTGTTACGATTCCACACTTTCGATCTGAGTTGTATACTAGATTGTCAGCGAGATGATTGAGTGCAGCTTTCTGTGACGAATACAAATATCCCTGAGAGAGATTTGGTTTTGCAGCTCGACTTGAGATATTGATGATGAGTTTATTTGGATCGTCTCTCCACTCATGAAATACATCATTAAGTAAATCTGATTGAGAGAAACCTACACATGCATTGTTAATGAATACATCGTAATGTTTCCAAGGTATGCTTTCTCCTACTCTGCAAGATTCGAATTCAATCACTTCATCCATGATTTGTTCTTCGTGGAACTCTGAAATGATTGCGCCTGCTAGTTTAGTCTTTCCTGTTATTAGAGCTTTCATAATAATCCTTAATTAAATCAAATGATGGTTTGCCGAATAGTGAACCATCAACACTACACTTGTTACAAGGTGACATTGATCTATCACCTTTCATTAATCTCTTTCTTATCTTGGCCATTGGTTTTCCAAACCAAACATCAAATAGACTCTGTTGTAACAGATTCCCGATGACATGCTCTCGTCCCCAATCATTTGAGCAAAACAATACATCTCCATTCCAATCGACAAAAAGCTTATAGAAAGGATAATGACAAGGCTTGCCAATAAGATTTTTGATGTCTTCTTCTTCGATTCCGATCCAGTCAATTGTACCACTCCTGTTATTTAAAATTAAACCATGTTTCTCAAAGTCACCCCAGTGCATTCTATACCTGTACTGTTCTTCTCTGATCCCAGCATTCTTCATGATGTGATCGAAATGTTCTATCTGTTCGACACCATCATAAAGGTTTATGTATAGTAAGTCTAAGCCTGCTCTGAATAACTTGGCTGCATATATTGAATCTAGTTTATCACCATTTGTATTACATTCTAATGTTGCAGTTGGAAGATTGAAATGAAACTCTTTAACTATTTCTATAAAGTTTGGATTAAGTAAGTTCTCTCCGAAACCACTGAATGATATTTTACCTTGATATTGATTGTCTGCTAATTCTTCTGCAATGGTTTGAGCACCCTTAACTGTAAGATGTAGATTCCTGTTGGGAAATACTTTTGGGTCATGCCTTGGACAAAAGACACATGTCCTATTACACAACTCAGTAGTATTAATTTCAATCGTAAGAATTGAATCAAGTGGGTGCCCATCTTTTAATTTTTTACTCCAATGCTTTTTCTCTTGTTGTCTTCGATGATCGAGAAAGTCAAACTGGTCAATTGCTGTAACTGGAATGTTTGACTTCGACATGTCTTTCCTCTATTTCAGTTTCGGGAATATAAGTATACTCTACTTCACTATCAGCTTCCCATGATTGTAAATATTCTTTTGGTATCATAGTATAGACATCGTCCACTTCTATGTTGATATCTTTAGAGTTCATCCAGCCATTCTTTTTCTGATACATGACATCACCTCGATACTCCCATGCATCGGGTTTGTTTAAAGGTAATACGGATAAGTAGAACTTTTTACTATCGAGTGTGTCTTGATATACTCTTAAATTTCTATACCATCTGAATCCAACTATGTTTACCATATCCCATGGCAAGTCAAATCTTAGGTAATCAAAATGAGAAGTGGCGGTGCCTTTACTTGAAGTATCCGCCGTCTCTGTCATCGGAAGGATTCTCATCCTCTTCTCCATCTTCTTGTAGACTTACAAACTCACCACTGTCCTGTAGATCACTGATGAATTTTTCTGTTGCAGTTACAAAGTTTTCGATCATTGCAGATTTAGAATCTTTAGTTGTCACTCCTGTGAAACCAAGAGTATGAGCTTCTGCTTGAATCTTAGACTTGGTCATTCCTTTTAGTTCTGACTCTGTAGGGATTGTAACCTCAACTGTTTCTTCTTCTACTGCTGGAGGTGGTGTATCAAACTCTGCAATGTCATCCTCTTCAACCAATCTAACCTTTGGTGCATCTTCAACTTTT